CTTTTCGCTTTCTTTGAGCTTCTGGTTCAGCTCCGCCTTTTCTTTTTCCAGGGCGGCCAGCTTTTTCTCCAATGATTGGTTCAGGTTAGCAATTGTCTTTAATTGAGCATCGAGAGTCTTATTCTGATTTTCAATTTCGGCCAACTTTTCCTTTTCCAGAAGAATTTCGGCTCCGAGTCTTTTAGCCCTGTCTTTTTCGATGAAAAAAAGGCCCGCCAGAAGCACAAGGCCAGTTATCAGAAATACCATCATCATCTTTTTCATTGCGTCTTCGGAAAATGCGTGGCATCATAAATTCCCGAGGCCGTAAGCCAAACAGGAATCACATAAAGAAGCAGCGATTTGATAGAAAAAGAATCATTCAGGGCCAGGAATGTGGCGCATACCAGAAAGCTAACCAGAACAGAAGCCAGATAATTCAGGATTTTTCTTAGTCTCGAGTCTGCATTTTTCCATATACCCTTCAATTTTTCTGTAAGTCCTTGGACTGCAGCTATACCGCCTATCCAGAGGAGAAGAAGATTCATGATTTCGGGATTGTATTTCATTTTCCTTCCCCGAGGGCGGCCTTAATATTTTCATACGCCACAATCCACGGACCCAGAAAAATCAACACCAGAATTCTGCCCAATTTGCTGGGGCGCTCTTTGAAAAGAACTGAAAAACTGACAAAGAGATATGCAAGGAGAAGAACAAATACAAAGTTTTTCATGCTAATTTCTCCTTAAAAAAGTTCCCGCCAGAATCGGATGCGGGAGATATGAAGCATTGTCTATATGGAGATGAAGGTTGCTCACTTCAAAGCGAAGGATCCCCAGGCGTTCGAATATCTGAAACAGATGCCAGCGGGTGTAATCATTGAGAACCTTGATATCCACGGCGTGAGAAAAGCCATCAGGCCCGATGAGATGTGCAGACTTCTTTGCCCCGCCGATGGCTGCATTGTGTTTTTCGCATCTGGTCCCGGAAGTTATAATTATGGGCCGGCCAAAGATGGTTCTAGCTGCATCAAGAATTTCAATTAGCTTCGGGTCTACTTTTGACAGACCGCATCCACAGCGGCAGGCAAATTCGGCGATCTGAAAGTATTTTGCCATTCCGGGGTAAATATACACCCGGTTTTTTGGGTAGACCGGCCAACCCGTCCCATTTGGACGGGGTAGCCGTCCCTTCGGGACGGGTTACCCGTCCCAATTGGACTCTTGACAGGTTTTGGAAAATGACTATAGAAAGGGAATTTTTGGTTTAAATCTTGATAATCTGAAAGCTCGTTTCTCCGGCCTGACGAAACCAGATTTCAGTTCTGATTTCCGCTCTTTTCAGTTTTCCGAGATATGAAAGCTCTGTCTCCGTGAGGCATATTCTTACAAGCTTGGCTCTTTCTGTTTCGGGGTCAAGGGCAATAAGCGAGGCCGGATAGCTCGGATCATCAATCTCAAATGAAATATATCCCGCTTCCCGCAATTTTTTCTCCGCAGCCTTCCTTGCCCGCAGCAATCGTTTTTTGTATGCGTCACGTTTCATTCTCATTTCCCCGTTCTGGTATAATTTTTCATTGATTTTCCTCCCTAATAAGAGCCCCCATTTCTTTCCTGGCGAACTTAAATGGCCGGTCCAGTCGCAGGTGGCAGCGCTGGCAGAGAGCTATTAGGTTTACCTTTCTGTTGTCGGTGGGATCATGGTTAATGTGATGAACTGTCAGCACAACTCTCCTGCCGGTAAGCCAATGTCGGCCTCCATTCCCGGCTCCGCACAGCTCGCACCTATCCCCGGCCCTCTCTATGATAAGCTTGCTTATCTTCTCCCAGTGTGGTGGATAAAGCTTTTTTCTTTCCGGTCTGATTGGCATGACTCTTACCACTTTCAGGCCTCAAAGAGTCGGATTATTATCCTGCCCAGGTAAGCAAATGCCAGCAATATCCCCAGCGGGATGGCAAGCAGAAGAGCAAGGAATGAAAAAATAATAAGCATGCTATTATTCTTCATTCTTTCCCCCCATCGAAGAGGCCAGCTATTGCCTCCATCTTGTTGGCCTTGGCAATGAACTCTCTCCAAAACTCCCGCCGTCTCTGTCTCGACCAGCCCTCTTTGGCCATCAGCCGGTTGGCAGATGCAATTAGCCTTAATCCGGCTGTAATCTGCCTTCGTATCTTTCTGCGTCTTATATAACTCTTAACTTTTCCCAGCATGGCTGTCTCTGTTATCCTCTCTCTTCGCCCAACGCTCAAGAAGCGAATCTACCCAGGGACTGATAAAAGCTCCGGCAATAGCGCCGATAAAGATCAGCCAAAAAATTACCCAGATCGGAATCTGAATAATCCTGTCCATCATTCACCCCTTGAAAAGAAATGTTTTTTCCGGGCCTTCTTCAGCTGCCAATATTGAATGCCTGAGATAATCCAAAAGTGATTTCGCCCAATCGTCCCGAAAACACTCCCCCTGACCGAAAGCCTCTTGATATGCCGGACATTCGTCTCTGAATGGACAGGTATCACAGGCCCTTTCATAGGAATCGTTAACCTGGTTTAATCCTTCAGCCATTTTAAAACCTCCTTTGTTTGTGAAAACAATCCTGGCTGGGGATTGTCTCGTAACCACGGATAAAAGGCGTAAATGATCTGAATTCTTCTCTCCGCCAGATCTTTTCCCCAGCCCTTTTCAAGATAAGCCCGGAACTCTTCAACCTCTTCATATCTCTTAGGCAAAAACAACCCATTTTCAGATGAACAAATCGGGAGCGCCGAGTAAATTCTTCTCATCCTCCTATCATCCACCGAGGGATCATATGCCCTGAGAAATTTCAAAACCTGATCTCTTGGCGTAGCGTATTCTTTCCCCCGGCGATGCTGGAAATAATTCATAAGAACGGTTCTCAACCAATCATCAGTTCTGCGCATTTGGCTCCGCCCCGATACGCCTGAAATTTCTTAAAGTTTCAACCTTTTTTCTTTCTGAATCTACTTCTTCTCTCAATAATCTATTCGCCAGCTGCAGCGTTTTTATTTTTCTCTCACATTGTCTTCTGTTCGCATATCTGCCAAGCGCGTAAAAAACAATCCCGATAAAAATAAAGCTGATGATTTCGTTCATTTCAGACCCCCTAAATTATTTTGCACAAATGCCCGAAATTCAGGTATTTTCGAAAGCTCCTCTGTGATAGCTTGTCCGGAAAATCCTTTTTCCTTCAGTTCCCGGACTTTCTGCCAGTATCCTGGCGGATAATCTATCTTGGCCTTATTCTCCCCTACCCTGGATGCTCTTACTAAGTCTTTCTGGGGATGATTGGCGTCATAATTACCTTCCAGGACCTTGATATAGTTAGAGGGGCAGATAAGCCAATCAAAAGAAACCTTCCAATCTGTCCTGATTCCGAGCAAGAATTCGCTTTGACCGACCTTCTCAAGAATCTTTTTGAAATCAAACTCTTTCTCTTTGAAGCGGGCTTTGAGGAACCTTTCTCTTTTTGAACCCGGAGTTATGGCTTTAATAGCCGGCAAGCCTGTCTTTTGGGCAAATTCGTTCCATTGAGATACTATAGACTGGCACCATTCTTTGAATTCATTCTTGTCTTTTTGAGGCAGGAGCGTCGACGTCTCGTCGACGATAGTATCTTTCTTTTCTTTTATATTCTCTTCTTTTCTATTTATATTAGGAGTGATTCCTCCGTGAGCATTCAGTGAGTCCTCAGTGAGTTCTTTATGATTATTTAAAAAATCATCTAATAGCTGTTTATCTGGAGCGGGAATACGAGATTTTGTCGGCCTATTTATGACTTGATGTTTTAAGAAATTTTTAATGAATCCGTATTCCTGCCCGTCTACCTGATACCATAAAACTTTTTTCGAAACTTCTCTTTTAAGCTTTTCAATATTGATTTTTTCATCATATGGGAAGATCTGAGATTTTAATAGTTTTGGATGGGCCCGCAAACGGCCTTCATCATCAGCAAAATTCCATAGACCAATATAAAAGAGCCTGGCCTCGACCGACCATCCTCCAATTTCTTCATCATTCCAAAACTCCGGATCAATCATTCGTTTTCTTGGCATTTTTTCATCCCTTTCTTTTGGCAAAAGGAGAGCCCGGGAGATAGAATGAGGAAAGGAGGGGGAAACTCATTCTAAATATCTCCCGGGCCATTGCCATCACCTCGTTTTCACTACTATCGGATTGTTATAGGCCCTTACCCCTGGAATATTTGTCTTATCCTTTAGGGTTTGGACGACCTTCCTTATCCTGACCAGATCGGGAACAAGATATTCTCGAGGGATAAGCGATTCGTCTATTATTTCGAACGTCCAGTTTTCCCGGAGCGTCAGCCCATCAGTCTTAGGTTTTTCAGGAACTGGCGGCGGTGAGATTATCTGCGCCTCTTTCGCGGCCGCTTCTTCAAGCGCCCTATTTTCAAGTTCTTCTCTGGCCCTTCTGGCAGCCTCTTCGCCTTCAAGACGCTTCTTTTCCTCTTCGAGCCGCCGGGCTTCCTCTGCTTTTCTTAAGAGATCTTCCTCAAGCCGCTTCCTCTCAAGCTCCGCCCGCCTGACTGCCTCTTCAGCTTCCCGCCTCTTTCTCTCCTGCTCAATTCTCCACGCCGTCAGGCTCTGCTGGAGCTTTTCCAGATATGGCTCAACCTTCTGCAGCTCCGCTTTTTCGGCATCCAGAAGTTTCCGTTTTGCCTCATCAGCTGCCTTTTTTAGCGGTGCAAAATAATCCCGGATTTTTTTGACAATCTCTTTTCCCGCCAAGATCAACTCAGCTGCCAGATTGGCCGTCTGCTGATCCCTGACAACCAAGCCCTGGGCTTCCTGAGCCAGCACAATTGCCTTTTGAGTTATTTCAATATTTTCCATTAGTTCCTCCCTACTCATCAATTCTTTTAATCTGGGTAATTACCACTTCCTGCTTTTTGGCATAGGGGGCCTTAACCTGGTCGGGTATCTCATATATGGTTCGCTGCTGGACTTTGGTTTCAATGACAATTGACCCCACGACTGCGTTGATTCCCCAGAACCTGCCCGGTTTGTTCTTATCTCCGATAAGCGTTTTCTTCATTGCCTCATATTTCTCGTGCCATTCTTTCAGCCAGAGGAATTCTTTCAAGACTTCTTCTTCTGATGCCGGGATCTCGGTATGATCCGTACATTTGAGCGGCTGGCATAGATGAGCGAAGTCGCACATTCCGCAGATGCTCGGGTCATAGGGTATCGGCGCGGGATATTCTCCCTTCTCGCAGAATTCGTTTACTTTCCGGATTCGGGCCGAGTCATGAGCCCAGAGCTCTTCATCTCTTTCCATTGGAATTACTTTAGGCCGCTTGCCAAACGTATCGAGGACAAAAAAGCCGAATGGATAATCAGCTGCAAATAGATATGCGTTTAACTGGCTGGCATAACCACGAATCCACCATTTTCTATGGTTCCGGATGTCTTCAATGGTCTTAATGCTATCCCACCACTGCGGATTGATTGATTTAATCTCTCCCGGAGCTTCTTTCATTCCCATAACAGCCCTTGGCAAAGGGATCGTCCCGTCTATCTTCCCGCGAAGCTTAAGGTCTTCGATGTGGAAATAGGTCTGAGAAAGAGTTAGTTCAAAACCGATATCACCGAGCTTCTTCTTGACCAGCCACTCCCTTTCGTTTCCTTCTTCAAGTCGGTATTCAGCCCTGATGTCCGGCAATTTCTTCTTGTCCCAGTCAAGCCGGGCGTGAACAAGATATTTAAGGCAGGGATGGCCAATTTCAGAGGCATAGTTTCGGTCGCTTCGGTCTCTCGGCCCTTCCTCATCTCTTTTCATCTGACGGACCGCATCCAGCCTGGCAATAATCTCGTCAGCCACACCCCGGAGCTCCTGATAGGTTGAGCTGAAAGCCTTCGGGATGGTAATTAATTCTTTCTCCATCATTTCTGCCCTCCCTGAAAAAGGCTTCCAGCCTCTGTATCCGCGCTCGCCTCGTTCTGGAGTTCGGCCTTTTCTTCCTCAATTTCGGCTTCAACGATTTCTTCCCGCTTGACTTCGAACTTCTCTGATTCCTGGCCCTTTTCGGCCTGTGTCATGATTTCTGCAATATCGGAGGGGTTAAGTTCATTTCTGTAGCCGTATACTGTTACAGTGGCAATTGCCCCCTGTTCGGATGATTTTCCCTGCGGGACATAAACCTGGGTAATCCCGATGGACGGATGATCCTTCAGGATATTTCTCTCGACAATCTTCTGAGCGATACGGTCTCCAAACCGCTGGCGCTGGGTGTGCTCTTCCAGGCAGTCGATGATCGCCTGATCCTGGTAGTTGACCCAGATGCCGAGCTCGCCCTCGGTGGGAAGAAAATACCAGGAGCCTGACTGATCCGGCGGCTGGCCAGCTACGCCATATACGGCGCAATCGGGAAATTCTTTCTGATTAGTTTTCCTTCCGTTCTCATATTTCATCCTCTTCATCTTCGCCTGGATGGATTGAATTAGGTAAGTATAAACGTTATAGAACAGGGTCTTATCCACCACCACAACGTTTCCAGCTGGAGAAAAACCGATTCCCATTTTCCGGATATTGACCGAAAGAATGGCCTTGGTCTTCGGGTCCCGCTCGATGTGAGGATTCGGAACGTGCCGCCCATCGACAACAACCGATTGAGGCGTGACGATGGAAATGGAAGCGACTTTATTAAGATGGACGTATCCCTGGGAAGTTATGACGAACTTCCCCTGGATATTGCAAATCTGGCCGAGCTTCTCATATAAGGTCATCTCGGCCTTGACCGGGGCCATGATCTGACCGCCCCGGACGACCCGATAGAGCTTCCCGAACTCAGCGCTAAAAACGACACGCTGTTCTTTCGGCTCTACCTTTTTGAGTTCCTTTGTAACTGCCATTTCATACTCCTTTTGCCGGCTCTCTTGACAGGCGGGGCAGCGGGGAATAAATTAAGTATGGGCTTTGTGGCTGGCTCGCCTGTCGGGCTGGCCTTTTTTATTTCCCTTGCCCTGGGCCGGATGGCCCGACCAATATGCTTATTACCGCTTTCCTTTATTCTCACCTCCTTTTTGAGTGATATTAAAAATTGGCTCATAGAATGCCCGAATTTCGGCCTCAGAAGCCCGTAGACGCAAAAACACTTCTGGATGCGACCATCGGCCCAGAAAAATGCCTCTATTTCGCATCTGGAGCCCCGTGATTAGTCCTTTCCTTCCGAATGAGGATTTCGGATATCCTGCTGTGAAAATCCGAGGTTGAACTGAATTGATGCTTCGTCAACCTTTCCAGCTCCCTCACGATATTCACCCTGGTGTTGATCGACTCGGGACCGTTCCCCAGTTGTTTGTTGGCAATGATGCTGTAAAGATTGTGAATCCTATCTATGGTTTCCTCGGAATATTCGCGCATGATTTCCCCCTCAGGACGACTGCCTTTTAATTTCCCGCCGATGCGAGTGTCGCGCCTTGACGTCCTCAATCGGGACCCGGACTTCATCAATCTTCTCTCTCATAATTCGACCTCCTTTTTTATTTTTTCCCTAAGCTCCACCTGAGCTTTTTCCTGGCTTCCTGGGCGGTAAGGAGTTCAGGAATCATTGTCGAGCCTCTTCCTGCGATTTCGTGGGAAAAAGAAGGTTTAAAATAGGAATACCGGTTTTCTGGCTAATAATTTTGGCTAGTTTTCTGGAAGGATATCTTTTGCCAGAAAGAATCATAGAAAGATGGGCATTAGTTACCCCAAATTCTTTAGCCAAATCAGCTATCGACAGACCATTTTTTTCCTTATATTCGGCAAGATTTGCATATTGCATCTTATCCTCCCGAATAAAAAATAACAATTTGCTAATGATTTGTCAAGTAATTTTTTAACAATATGGGGGAAAAAATATCCTAAAATTCAGCTGTTAACAATAGAGGAACTCTTGAACGGAAAAAAGATAGAGATGCCACCAATCAGACAGGCAGGGGCCACATTCAAGCGAGCAATACGACACAAGGCTGAACAAGGGGAACAGCTGGAAATAAGTTTATCCGAAGAAGAGAACAAATAGATCTGTTTTTAGTTCTTATAGATAAACATATGCGACTGGATGGAGGCAGGAGATGAGGCCAAGCCTCATATGTATTAGATGTCGGGCAGGCAGAAAATATAAAAGAGCGGATAGAAACTTTTGAAAGAAAAATCTTGAAATCGCCGCGCAGGATGTTATAATCGGGCTGTGGAAAAAGAGGCAAAAACAGAAAGAAAAAGTATTATTTTGGTCAAGATTTTTATCCTTGTTTTTATGCTCTTCTCAATAATTCCTACCTCCGGTGTCAGCCATGACAGAATCCCAGATGCTAAATTGATACAAATATTGAAGAAAGAATACTCAGACTGGGAAGGGAATAAGACGGAAAAGCTAATCTTCATCTGCCTGGATGGGCAGACATTCCAGTTTAGAGGTGGCGGCCAGAATAAGATTTCAATTAAGTTGGCAGACCTCATCAGAACACTTGCAAGAAATGGAAATAGTCTGATGTCAGTTTTGGCCGTGGTCCACAATCACAAATGGCCTGATGGCTTTTCCGAGGAAGATAAAGCCTTTCTAAAGACTCTCAGACAATACGGATTTCGAGGTAAATTTTTGATCTATTATCCCGAGAAATGCAGAATCAGGGAGCTCACGGATCCTGATTCGTGACATCCAACCCGTCTGTATTTGAAAGGGCCAGGGGTGAAGACAAAACCCAGTTCATTATCTTTGTCAGCAGCCAATCAAAAGCCAACTTCATATTCTTGACATAACCGGTATCTCCCGAAGCAGCCCGGAGGTATATCTGAATCAAATCCCCCTCCACAAGACCGCCAGATATATCCTGAGTAAAAGCGGTTGGAAGCAAATTACCGGTGCCCTGCTCAGTCCCTATCGGGATTCCATTCTTATAGACCTGCCCCCAAACTCCAGAACCCTGCTCGCAGTTCATTAGCCAAATAACCCTCACTGTCCCTTCATAATTTTTATTTACTCTTATTTCTTTAAGCTTGACCGGAGTTGTTGAGGTAGTAACCTTCTCTGCATCATTGGAGTTTTTTACATTGCCGCTTGCCTGCATTGCCGCCGTAGCGTATTCATAACCCTCAAATCCTTCAACAATAGCATCCAAAAATTCAGTAATTATCGGCGACCCTGTGCCCTTATAACTAATGTTAATTATCTTCCCAGCATCAGCAGAATTAAATTCAATGAGCCCTGTCCCTTCACCGTCGGGTTCTGGATAATCTACCCTGAACTGGCCCTGGGCGGGAGAAGTGGTTACCTCCGTCATATATTGAGAATCTGTTACGTTGTAGACGGTAACAGAGGATGGGAGTTCTTTCAGCGGAACCTCAAGAAGCTGGACCAGATAAGGCGCTGAAGTTGGAATGATCAGACCCGTTTCCTGCTTTTCAACCGGATTTTCCTGGTCCGTGAATGGATTCCGTCTGCGATTTGCCCAGGCTTGATAGAATCGATTAGCCATTTTCTTACCTCTATATGATATTCACATTAGCTTGCTTCCACACCCCATTTATTTTTACCCAGACCGTTGAGCCAGAACCACCGCTAATAGACCTAATCACAACCTTATCCATTATTTCATCA